ACTCCCTTTGCTTCGCGGATCATATCGATCACTTCAGAATAAGTTTCCATCACTGCAAAACCATTGACCGAACAAGCATCATACAAAAGATGATGCTCATCTGGCCTGTTGCGGTGTTCACGCATCACAGAAAACGAACGATCACAAATGTAATACTCATCGCCATTCATTAGCGTTAATTCCAACTCAATAAACTTTTCCATTAGCAATACACCTCCTTACCAAACACACCCAACTGGATGATATAATCATAATCATTGGCATCCAACTGACCCAACTCATCGACAGTCAATGCCAACCGCTGACGCTCTGGATCAAGCAAATTAATGCCGTCAACAATCACATCAAAAGCTTTGACCTTCTCGACCTCATCATCGTCATGGTGAATGACAATATCAAAATTAAATTCGACAACATCATATGAAGATTTCAAATTGTTTCCATCACAATGAATGTAATCAATCCAGTGGTTCGATCCACCTTCGAGCGCACCTACCCAGATAGCACCCACAATCTCTTCCCACTCTTCCTTGGTTGGTGTGTACTCAACCATGATAGTCGGATAGAACTTCTTCGGCTTCAGCAACTCCGCAAATGGCTCTGCCAGCATGTCTGCAAAAGCAGTGTTAGTCAGATTTGGTTTATCGTTAGTCATTGCCATGTTCTCCCATAAATTCCTGCAACTCTTCCGCGTATGTTTTTTCAGTTAGTCTAATAAACATTTGCTCCTCTGCAAATCCAATCAGCGTTTCCATATCCCAGCTATCAACATACTTCGCACATGCTTCAGCAATCTGATCATCTGTGTACTTCATTTCTTACTCCCACGTTTTAATGGCTTGATCATCGCGTTATACAACCAAGCCCGATTGTTGATAGTGATATGCAAAATACGCGCACCCAAGATCGGCTTCCTTAAACCCACTTTATGAATATATGGCGGCTTATTTTTCATAAGACACCACCCACCCATCATCTGCAAAAAACTCAAGCCACCGACCCACAAACTCAGGCAGCATAATCAGGCCACCATTCTTGTTGAAGTTAGACTCCTTGTAGTTTTCTAAACCACACACGGCCTCGTAATTTTGAGGCATCAAAAGAAATACGTCCTGATGCCGCTGAACCCGATAATCTATTTGATTGGTATTTGCTTTCATGTCCTTGCCCCTTGATCCTCGAACCTTTGATATATATGATATACTGGTTAGATATATAATCTTATATATGTCTTATCATACCATATCCAATAGTACAAACAATAAAATGCATGCGAATAAGGATTTTTTTGGGTTGAAGAAAAATAAAATAAAAATTCTGAAAAAGGTGTCTCAAGTGTCTCAAGTGTCTCAAATGGCTTCCAGTAAGAACTATAGCTGAGACAGTTGTGAGACAGTGAGACAGTTTTAACCCTCATAAAGCTGGCTAAGAAAGGTTTTTTACTTTGAAAAAGAGTGAACCCACAGAAAACACTATTAAGAAAGGCGGAAGACCGGCTGGTCTTACCAACCGCCAAAGAGAGTTTGCCAAACATTATATCGATGGCAGATACAGCAATGCTGAGTGCGCGAGGAAGGCAGGCTATTCTGCCGACAGCGCGAGGAACCATGCTGCTAAACTTCTTGACGGCAAATCTTTTCCAGAAGTGCCGGAACTTATCAAAGAACTTCGAGAAGAGCGCGAGAGAAAATATGGCGTGACCTTGGTCAACCAACTTAAACGCTTCGATGAACTGTCTCATGCTGCTGAAGATGCCGGTCAGTTTTCTGCTGCCATCAACGCTGAGAAAATTCGCTCCAGTCTGGGTGGCTTGACTATCGACAGGCGCGAACAAAACCACGTTCATCAACTCGACAATCTGTCGCGTGAAGATATTGTCGCTCGACTGAGCGCGATCAGGAAGAACTACCCACACGCTTTTGGTGACGATATGAAGAGGGTTGAAGATGCCAAAGACAGAACGATCACTGTGGACGTTATTGAAACAGAACTTGCCCAAGAAAACGCACTTCGAGAGGATTGAAAACCGCACTGGTGAAGGGATGCCGGACGTATACCTATGCATGAATGGTGTGCCAGTATGGTTGGAATTAAAAATAGTTAAAAACAACAGGGTCAGCCTGTCCAAATCACAGATAGCTTGGCATTCCTCACATTTTAGATGTAAAGGCGTGAGTTTTTTCTTGCTGCACGACCCCAGTACCTCCGACCTATTTTTATTTGGCGCCGACAAAGCGATCGAGTTGCTAGGTTCGAGGATCGATGACCTGCGGCCTGCGGCCTTGTATATAGGTAATATGTCTGGGTTGATCGAGAGCCTGCGGCCTGCGGCCTGCGCCCTATGGTCTGATGCCATGAGTCGATGACCTGCGGCCTGCGGCCTAAGTCCTATGGATATATAAAAAAAGAAATCCCCTGCCAGCAAAGCTGGCAGGGGATCAGGGGAAACCCGATTAAAATTCATTTTTCAAATACTCTTGAAGCTCGTCGTCGGCTCGATCGAGAAGCATTTGCTCGACGTTGTCGTCGGACAACGCAACGTCGGGATCGATTAAGAGTTCGCCGCATAGGCTGATAAAATCTAGCTTGGTCATAATTACCTCTTAGTGTTGATAATAGGTGACATTTGAAACCTTGCGATCCCAACAAGCGCGACAATCGCCGCATTTGCCTTCTTGCGTAGGCGCAGGACATAGGTGGCCGGTAATGTTTCCGCCATGGCTGGCAACGGTACTTGTGTTTTGCCATGCCTTGGCCGGTGCATCGTCGATCATATGGGCGGACATGCGAAGCGTGACGTTGGCCGGTAGGTTTCTTGTGCGAAGAACGTCGCCCCAAATCTTATATTCTCGTGACGGTATCCAATGCACAAGGTGTGGTGTCGCCTCGCATACGTCCAGAATGTTATGCCCCATTGCGACGCTATCAACGTCGCCGCTATCGAACCATCTAAACTCTGGCTTGCGTAGTGGTTTTAATACAGAAACCATTCGCGGCACAAAATCGATTGAGTGAAAGAACACCTCGCGACGTTCCATTGCCTGCTTTACGTTTGGCATGTTGTACATGCCTTTAAGCGCATAACACTTTTCGCAGGTACTGCCTTTAATCTTTCGTAGCTTTTGCCCAACATGACATAGCCGGGCTGATCGGCTGATCGAATGCCCGGGCATTTTAGAAACATTGGAAAGCATTCTTTTATCTTGGTTAGTCATAACAATTCCCCTTGTTATCAGTTTATGATTTTATTCTATACTATTAGATGCCTTATGCAAACATTATTTTAACCTGCGGCCTGCGGCCTGATTCCTCTTTTTATATATACAACGGCCTGCGGCCTGCGGCCTGATTCCCTTGTATATATAAAAAAAGCAAAGAGGATCGAGCACCGTGGCGCTCGATCCTGTGTTGTTAGTTTAGACCGTCTACATTTTTCTTGATCGTCTCTATAAATTTGTCGATCAAGTGATAGTGTTGCCTTTCGGCTGGTCGAAACCAGTTTTTTTCAAAATCTGGATTTTCATATGGGTTGTCCATTTCCATTGTGTGATTGGTTTCTTTTATTTCTTTCAAGATACCAATTAGCTGGTCGCATAAATAACTATCCATGTTGGTTATTCCCCTTTCTTTTCTAAGAATTTAAGACACTTCATCAATGGCGCGAATGAGTCGGTGCGACCATACACTAAACGTCCAATTAATATTGGATCGTCATATATGCCCCCGTGCTTTAAACTACAGCCGTCATACGGCTGTAGTTTTCTTAGTCGCCATGAACAATATGCGTCATCATGGACAGACCCATACACTTGATCGAGACAGTAGGACTCTAAAATCCTATTATCACTACGAACAATAACATCAATGTAAAATCCCCATAAACCATGTATCGAATGGATTTTGAAGCGCACGTTATTGCTAGGATACATCATGACCTTATCCATCCATCGGTCAGGAAATAATCTGCTATCTTGACCAGCTTGTCACCGAATAGCCGATACTCTTTTATCGGTCTGATACCAGTACGGCCTCGCTGCTTCTTACCGATCGTGATCACCTGCCCATCGCTAGATGAGTCCGGCC